CGGCCTCGATCTTGTCTTTGAACTCGACGCCAAGTGCGACGCCGGCGGCGAAGTAGAGTAGGTCGATCCAAGCAAACATCAGTTGGCTCCGAACAGTTTGAGGAGAGAGGAAGGCAGTCGCGCCCACCAGCTCTGAACGGGCCGGGGAGCGGGAGCGGGAGCGGGTTTCGGCGTGGGCACCACAAAGTCGTCTTCGCGTAGGCACCAGGGGCGCTCGCCCCACATCGCGTCGGTGCGACGGCGATACAGCCCAGTCATATATTTGCCGTTGGCGTTGACGTACTTCACCATCGCGTCGCACGCCTCTTTGACACGTCCGGCGCGGAGGTCGGGACCGATTGAAGTCCCGCAAATCCGATCGGGTCCGAGGTTCACTGCGAATGATGCGATGGCGGCTTGTCGATACGGCGGGAAGGTCGACAGGTCCGGCAGGCACTTCTGCGCCACCTTCACCGCGTAACGCTGTGGAAGCTTCTGCAGCTCCTGCATGCACTTCTCTTCCGGGATTTTCATTCCCGGCTTGAGCCACGGCCAGTCGTAGTTCGTGATCCCGCCGCAGACGGTGATGACGCCCGGCGGGTCGAACTTCTCGTGCTTCGCCACCGTGCTCATGCCCTCCCAGTGCGCAACGAGCTGGCCGGCGAGCACGGCGCCCGCAGCGGACAGTCCGACCGTTCTGGTGACCGTTTTTGTTTTGCTGGGCTCGGCCATTACAGCTTCACCATCACGTTCCAAGCCGTCCACGGCTGCATGTTGTTGTGCGGCGTGCCGCTGCCTGAAGACTGAATGCTGATGCCTGTAGTAGCGCTGTCAGAGGTCAGGCCCGAGGCGAACGAGCCAGTCGGCAAGTACGCGTTCGAGTTAATGCCGCCGGCCACGTTGGTCTGGCTGAACTTGATGTTGTTGAGCCCGTGCACGTGGCCGGGGTCGGTGACGGCGTGCGTGTGGGATGCGTTCTCACCGGACGTAAGTGCGTGAGTTTCTTCACCGCCCGTCGCGCCGAGCGCGCGCGCCGTGAGGCCCGAGCCGGTACCCGCGGCAATGAACGCGCGACCGAGCTGCTTAGGCAGAGAGATGCGGCAACTGTTGGCGAACGCTGTGGAGGCGATGCCCTGTGCTCCGCGCGTGGTACCAACGCCGGAACTGGTCAAGACCGGGCCAGTGGTGTCAGTGAGGTTGTCGTAGAGTAGCGTGAAGAGGGCTTGCGCGTCGGCGTTGGCGCGGTTCGAGGCACCGGACGTGGCGTTACCGATCGTACCGTCGTCCAACAGAACCCAGCCGGTGTCGGCCGCCGTCTTCAGTGTAATCTTGCCATCGCCAGTCGTCGGCGGGGACACACCCAGATAGGTCAGGATCGCCGCGATGTCGGCCTGCGACAGCAGCGCCGCCGCAGCCGCCGAACAGTCGAGCTGTTCTACCGCACCATTGCCCGCGGTCTGGCGCCCGAGGATTTTCCCGGAGTCCATGACGAGCGTATGGTCTTCGTTCCAGTTGCTTGGCTTGACGAGCGTGTTGTCGGTGCCGTCAGCTTTCGCTGAGACGAAGGTATGGGTGGTATGAAATCCAGTCGTCACCGGCGTGCGCCTCGGGGTTGAAAGATGGGCTCACAAGTAACCGTCGACGGTTTCACCGTCGTCTCATTACCTGCCTAAAAGCGCTGGCCGCGCGTGCGGAATTGCTGCGGGAACCGCCACGTCTGGCCGTTGTTCTGGTTGCCATGCAGCACTTCGGCCTTCGCGCTGGAGCGCGCGGCGATGTAGCTCTTGAGGCGGATGACCGCGAGCTGCGCGTTCGTGTACGGCTTGGCGGGTTGCGCCATCAGCCGACCGAGCACGCCGTCGAGGATACCGGTGTTGTACTTGGTCAGGACCCACGCCGGGAAATTCGGGAAGCCGTCCCCGTCGACCGGATCATCGATCGTCAGCGCGACGGTCGCCGTCAACGTGTCGATCTGTGACGGAGGTAGGATCAGCTTGATCGTACCGGGGGTCGGCATGAGCGCGTCCACCGGGATTTGGTTGGCGTTTTGTACCCAGATCAAGCGGTTGATGGTCGAAGTGCCGGTCGGCGTAATCGTATACTCGACGACGCTGGGTGACGTTTGGAAGTCAATGTCCTCCTGCCAAGCATTGGTCACTTGGAAGAAGTCATTCAGGACGTTGAAGAGTTCGAGCTGAATGGTCGCGTCCGTCACACCGGGAAGGTGGACGCGGGCGTTGTTCAGTAGGCGATCGGTGTCAGCGCTCATTTCGTCACCGAGATCAGCATGGCGGTGAACGCGCCCAGGAACGCGTTGGCGCGGTTATCCTGCGTGTCCTCTTCGTCGCGGAGCTGGGCGTGGCCGACGATGAAGTAGACGAACGGCATGCGGTACTGCACGTCCATCGCGAACGACGTGGTGTCGACCGCGGTGAAGTATGGGAGCGTCGTGACGTTCAGGAAAAGATCAGGGCGCAGCTTGCGCGCCGTCAGGATGCCCATGTTGAGGGCAGAGAGAAGCTCGGCGTCAGCGTAGCGATACGTCGGCACCGTGTCCTGAAGCAGCGTGCGCGCCTCGCGCACATAGTCTTGGACAGTGTCGAGCATTGCCGCCACGGGCGAACTCCCTGAAGAAGGTAGGCGGCCGGGGGTTTTTAGGCCCCCGGTCGTCTAGGGTTGTTAGCCGGCGGTGACGATCGCCTGCGCGATGGCAGTGCCGTCGATGACCTTGGCGCCGTAGACCTGCAGACCGCGCATGATGGTGCCGAAGGTCTGTTCGGACCGCAGGGTTTCCATCTTCGTCATCTGCGACGCGAAGGTGAGGCCGTGCGCGTGGCCGGCGAAGACCGCGTACTCGCCCGCAACCAGACCAGCACCGGTGCCCGCAGGCAGCAGGTTGGAGGTGTAGAGCGTGAAGCGATCGACCATGCCGATGCGACCGTTGCGGAGCATCGAGGTGCCGTCACCCGACAGATAGGCTTCGCGCAGCTCGGACTGCTTGATGAGCGTCGCCATCCAGGTCGGAAGCACGACCCAACGGCCGGTCTCCGGGATGTTCTGTTCGTCGAGCGCCTGACCCAGACGCAGGAGAACGTCGAGGACTTCCACGTCGCCCGACGCCGGGCTACGCGCCACGACGGAGAGCGGACCGGACGAGGTCACACCGAGGTTCAGCGCGCCCGAGATTGCGCCAGCGGTTGCGCCCTTGTTGGCGGTCGCCGCGCCACCGAGAAGCACGTTCAGCAGAACGTCGGTGTCGATCTTGATCTTCATCTGCTCAGCCGCGTCATCCGCCCAGACGTTGAGCAGGTTGATGTCGGACTGCACTTCCATCACGTCGTCGAGGATCGTGTTGAAGTACTTGCCCTTGTTGATGAGCAGGTCGAGGACGTTGCCAGCCGGGCGGCTCAGCGCGAGCGCAAGGTCGGCATCGTAGTCGTTGATGGTGATCGTGGGCTTGGTGCGGATTTTGACCGTGTCGCCCTTGTTCTTGATCTCGCCTTCATAGTCGGTGTTCGAAATCGCACCGAGAACGGTGGAGGCGTAGAACTTTTCGATCAGCTTGCCCGACCAAATCGCGGGGATGTAGCCGGTCGAAGCGAGGGTGTTGCCGGCCTGACCGAGCGGATAAGCGTCGGTACCAAGCGTAGTGCCGGTAGGTGCTACAGGAAATGCCACTTTTGTGACTCCGTGAAGAGAAGGTTACCTGATGCGCCCTTCACGCTGCGCAGCGAAGATTTGCTCTTCGACACGCTTCTTTTCCTCCTCACGGCCCCGGTATCGACCGGCAGCGGAGTCGGCATAGAATTTCGCGATCTGGGCTTGTGTGAAAAAGGGCTTCTCAACAGGGGTCATACCGGCCGCTGCTGTCTTGGCTCTGCCCGGCGCCGCAAGATCAGCTAGCGGGATTTTTCCAGACGTTGCGTCTGTATCCGGCTGCGCTTTGATCGCGGGGTCCAGAGCAGCCTCTTGAGAGAGGAAGCTCCTGAAGAAGGCCAACACGCGAGGAGCGTTGTTCTGCTCGTATGCGGTCTTCAATAGTTCATGGCGTATAACACCGGAAAATTCATCTGGCAATGCCAGCCACGAATGAAATTCTGGCGCAACGTTGATGTCCTTCCACTGCGGAAGTTTGTCGTCGAGCATCATGTGCATGTCGTGTCTCGCACGAGTTTTGCTCGATACAGTCTGACCTTCGAGCTGCTTTTTGAGGCTCGTGAGTTCTTGCTTGAGCGCGTTGAACTCAGGCAACAGCTCGGCTTTCGCCTTCTTACCGACGACGCCGAGAAATTCTTCGCCGTACTCACTGATCTCTTCCGGCCTCAAAAGGCTCTCGGGACGCAACTCAGCCGGCGTCTCGGCCGGAGCCGATGCGGCGGGGCGCGTGGCGAGAAGTTGCTGCGTCTGGATGAGCTGCTCGCTCAGCGCCAGTCGATCAGCGCGTTCACGCTCGTAGCGGCCCTTCATGGAGTTGAAGCGGTGCTCCCAGTCGATGACTTCTGGGTTACCTGCGGGAGTAACTTCGGCCGGAGTCGGAGCGGGTGTCGGCTCGGGAGTCGGCGCGGGCGCCGGTGTCGCATCAGCAGCCGGTGCGGGCGCTGGTTCGGCGGGCGGCGTGGTGACTTCTTTCTTGAAGAGTTGCGCGTGAAGTTCATCGGCTGCTTTGGCAGCGCGGCGGACAGCGGCGGGGACGCGGGCGTTCGGGTCGGTAGGAAGCGGTTGGGTAACGGGCACTTTTCTTCTCCTCTGCGCTCAAAGCGGCTACCGCGGCTGAGAGGGCTTGGACTGTCTGGTTGTGATGCGATCGGCCTGTTCGCGACACTCCGAAAAAAGCTTGCGGAGATGCACGCACGCTTGAGCCCGGCCCTGGCTGTTCACAAGCGAGTCTGGGTTCGCCTGCACGACGTCGTCTTTGCGGTCGTCGGTGTAGGCGTGAAATGCGGCTACGAAGTCTGCCCACTGTTCGGGCGCGCGAGACGAGAGTTGCGCGGCGACTACGATCAGTCGCCGTTCGGCCTCAACACTCACTCGTTGACTCCGTCATTGCCCGGCGGGCTCATCTGTACGGCGTTCGGCGCTCCTAGCGC